CCGGTGATAGCATCCGCATCGTATGCCCCGCCTGTGGAGGCGGGACGCAGAGAGAGCGCAGCCTATCGGTGCAGCGCGATTCAGCTGGCGTTAGCTGGCGATGTTGGCGCGCGTCGTGTGGCATTTATGGCCGCAAGTTCTCAGGCGTACCGGCCGACTATCTGCATGACAGCGCGCCCACGAAAAGGCCGACTACGGAGTATACCAAGCCTCTCTACGAGCCTACAGTCGCGGACGAGGTATACTTTAGCCGTAGATTCAGCATTGATCCTCGCATTACCCGCGCCTACATACGCCGCACAGAACGCGACGAATATGCCTTTATTCTCCGCGGATTCCGAGGAGAAAAGCGAGGAATCCTGATACGTCAGCCTACGTGGGCAACGAAATACGACGTGGTGCCGCCTATACGCGGCACGGAAGGCGAGCCTAAAGCTATGACTTACCTGAAGTCAGGCGAAGTAAACTTATCATGGTATCGAAGTTATGAGCCCTCCGAAGCGCTAGTTCTTGTAGAGGATTGTGTTAGCGCAATGTCGCTCGCATCGCGTGGCTGGAATTCTGTAGCGCTGCTCGGCAGCGGGCTTAACGACTGGCAGATAGCTGAGATACAGCAGAATCGTACGCGTGACGATATAGTACTTGCACTTGACCCTGACTTGCGCGGCCATTCTGTCGCGCTGGTGCGCAAATGGTGGCCAGCGCTGCGCAATATGCGCGCCGTATTTTTGTCTGCGGACCCGAAGGATTGCGAAACTGAGGAGCTGATTAGAGGGCTAGGCGATGCATGACGGCAAGCTGATAGCCTCAGCTATCGCAGCGCGCGGCGCCTATGAGCGCATAGCGCGGCATGTAGGGGATAAGGATTTATCCCCGCAGGCGATGTTCTGGTGGAAGCTTGTAGCGGACTGGTATAAGCACGACCCGGAGGCGCGCGCAGTAGACCGCGACTTGCTAGCGAGCGCAGGTAAGCGCAACATCAAAAACCCGAAGCACGAGGATTTGTTGCTAGCCTACTTGCGAGACCTGCCGGAGATTCCGTCTGCCTATAACGTCGCCCAAGAATTGCTGGAGATTAAGCGGCGTAACGCAGAACTTGAGTACGCCGCTGCGGTTGCGGAGAACGCGCCTTACGAAAAACGCGTCAAGCTGCACCGCATAGCGGGCGAGATGCTGGCGAAGGCAGACTTGGATGACAACGCGCTGGAGGCGGCTAACGACGACGCTGAAATGCTGCGCATAACGGCGCGCAAAAATAAGATACCTATAGCTCCCTCAAAGCTTACGGAGCGCACCGGAGGAGGTGCTATGCCGGGCGATCATATTGTGGTGTTCGGCCGCCCGGAATGCGGCAAGAGCCTATTTGCGGTGAACATGGCCGCTGGATTTCTTAGGCAGGGCAGGCGCGTTCTGTATATCGGCAACGAGGAAAGCGTCTACAAGACCAGACACCGCATACTATGCAATCTGTCGCGCATGACGGGCCATCACGTAGAGCGCGATACTGCGCAAGCACTGAAGCTTGCCAGAGAGCGCGGTCTTAGCCTACTGGATACACGGCAAGGACACCCTGGCAGCATTCAGCAGATTGACGATCTTATGGATCAGTTAAAGCCAGACGTGCTAGTGCTGGATCAGATTCGTAACCTGGAGTCAGTAGGACTGGACAAGGCTAGCCTGACGCATCGTCTGGAGCATCTGGCGATAGAAGTGCGCAACTTGCTCAGCAAGTACCACGCTATCGGTGTGAGCGTGTCTCAGGCTGGGGATAAGACCGAGAGGCACGGGCAAGCGCCTCCCGCGTGGCTTCAGATGGCAGACGTAGACAGTAGTCGCACTGGCCTGCCTGCGCAGGCGGATTTGCTGCTAGGCATAGGGAGCGATAGCAGCATGCGCGCCGCGAATGAGCGCGCCGTTAGTATCTGCAAAAACAAGCTTGCGCACAATCACGATGGATTCATTGTTGAGGTTGACTTACTTAGGAGCATAGTACGATGACGGTATATGAAGAGCTAAATGTGTTGTCGCTTCTAAGCCTGCTGCTAGTAGGCTGCGATGACCTTGAGGATTTGCGGCGCTCCATTCTGGAGTACCGCCAGGACGTGCTGGACGGAAATAGGGAGTAGAAGTGATGGCTAACAGCCGCATGTATCTTGTGCATCGTCCATCGCGCGTCGCGGTCTACTTAGGAAAGCGCATGGGATGGGGATGGTATGATACACCGCCCGATTTGGCGGCCAAAATCGATAGGCTTTTTGACAGGGCAGAGTCTGAGTGTACTAGTTCAGCCGACGGCGACGACTTTTGTATTGTGTTCGAGGCTCACCCGCAACGTCTGCCAGAGCTGCTGGCCTATCGCAGCGTAAAGGATGCCGGCGACGGCCTACTTATACTGGAACAGGAGTAAATTCTGGTGATACAAGGCAAGATGACAGTTGATCGCGCGATAGCAATCGCGCAGGATATCGCGAAATCCTACGCTAAATACGGAGATCGCGCTACCATCAAAGAACTAGGCCCGGACGATCTGCGACGCGCCCTGTCAGTACTTGGGACATACGTAACTGAGGCGGACTTGGTCACGAAAGAAGAGCTGACCAAGGTTAAGCGGCAGTATGCGGCGCTTAATGCCCGCTATCAGAAGCTCGTGAATAAGGACGGCAGCGAGGGAACATCATGAACCCCTACCGCCGCATTGCTGAGGAACTGAAAGAGCATCCGGAGCGGTGGATTAAGTTCCAGTACGCGCATACAAAAAATCGCGACACGTGCCATCCCGGCGACCTGGAGGCGGTCGCGTGGTGCGCAGCAGGTCTGTGTCTGCGCGACCATATACCGCCTGAGCCAGTCTATCGCGCTACCAGACGTAAGAGTCTTGATTTTGCTAACGATCTTCGCGCCACCACCATCGCCGATGTAATCGGCTGGTTTGAGACGGCAGCAGAGGAGACAGCAGCCAGAAGAAGTTGTGACAGAAGGCTGATTTCAGGTAATTCTTAGTATGGGACTGCCAAGTTTTCTCGAAAATCTGGACCCGGCTATCTACCAGTCAGACAATTATGTCGTGCTGGATACCGAGACGGACACGACAGGCGGACACTACGGAGTTGCTACGAAGCAGCAGAACGGCTTGCTGCTGGCGTGTTGGCGAATAGGACTTACACGCGGACTTGTGAAGGCATTCTGGGGCGATGAATTCTCGCAGCATCTACTGCTTGCGGATATAGCAGCCGCGGACTTCATAGTGGCACATAACGCAAAGTACGAACTTGGCTGGCTGCTGCGCTGCGGGGCTGATCTACGCAAGATATTGCCATTCTGCACGCAGCTAGCCGAGTACGTACTATATGGCAATCTTGCCTCCGGAGACGAGGTAATGCCGCCGCGTAGCCTATCGCTGGATGCGTGCTGCAGGCGCCGAGGAATGCAGGCCAAGGACCCGGTCGTGGACATCATGATAAAGCAGGGAGTAAATCCGCGAGACATTCCGCGCGCATGGCTTGAGGCGCGCTGCCGGCAGGATGTGCTGACTACGGAGCAGCTATTCCTGTCTCAGCGCGCAGCCTTGGCGCGCACAGGCCGTCTGCCTGTGCAGTATACGCGATGCCTGCTGACGCCAGTTCTGGCGGACATCGAATTCAACGGCATGCATCTTGACAAGGCGCGCGTAGATGCCGCCTACGAGGAATACAAGGCACGCATGACCGAGCTGTCTGCGCGCATGGAAGCGCTTACGGGCGGCATAAACTGGCGCAGCAGCAAGCAGGCCGCGGCGTTTATCTACGATAAGCTGGCCTTTGCGGAGCTGACGCGCAAGGATGGCACTCCTCGGCGTACTGCTAGCGGAGCGCGTATGACGGACCAGAAGACGCTAGCTGCGCTCAAGGCGGAGACGGACGAGCAGCAGGCCTTTCTGGAGCTGCGCAAAGAGCTGGGTAAGACAGCGGCTGCGCTGTCGAAGAACCTTGAGTTCTTCGTAGGCACGGTCCGCGAAGGGACCGGACGATTCGAGGCGGAGTTTCAGCAGACAAAGACTGCGACACATCGCCTATCTTCTACCGGAGTGCCTGTTAAATTTGAGATGTTCCCAGACGCAAAGTCCGTGCAGCTGCAGAATAGCCCGCGGGCATTCAAAAAGCTTTACTCGGCCCGCTCGGATGGCTGGAAGATGGCGGAGGCAGACGGTGCGCAACTTGAGTTCAGAGTGGCGGTCCAGCTTGGATACCCGCAGCCTGATTTACAGGGGCTACAGGATATCCGAACGGGACATGATGTTCATGTTTTCACTGCTTCGTCGCTTAACGCGATTACATCCGATAAGGTTACGCCAGCGCAAAGGCAGGACGCAAAATCACATACGTTCAAGCCCCTTTATGGTGGGCAGAAGGGGACTAAGGCGCAGGAACGCTATTACAAGGCGTTTCGCGAAAGGTATCCGCAGATAAACTTAGCGCAGCGTCGCTGGCTGACGGACGTTCTTAACACGAAGAGGCTAGTAACGCCATGGGGACTGCGCTATTACTGGCCGTACGCGAAGACATCTAAGAGTGGATACGTTAACGTAACTAGCGCCGTGTTCAACTACCCTGTTCAGGCGCTAGCTACGGCGGAAATCATACCTATAGCTGTTGTCTATTTCTGGCATCGCATGGCGGAGTATGAGACAGGTATGATGCTAGTTAACACGGTCCATGATTCGCTTGTTGCCGAGATAGAGCCAGGCATGGAAGAGACTTTCAAGGGGCTGGCGTTGCAGTCGTTTACGCGCGACGTATATCAGTATCTTGACAAGGTTTACGGAATGCCGTTCAAGGTTCCCCTGGGGTGCGGCATCAAGATTGGTGACTTCTGGGGGGAAGCGGAAGAGCAATCATTTAACGTCTATCCAGACGGGAGAGTGGAGAAAGCCAAATGAGCTATCCAGTTGAGGGATTTGTTTCAAGGGTATTCGAGAAGTCCTTTCCTCGTAAGAATGGAGGAACTAGCACTGCCTATTCCTTCAAGGTTGAGCTGCCGAACGGGCAAGAGCTGAATCCGTTCTTCCGCTTCGGCTACAATGCTCCGCCGTTCAAGCAGGGGGACTATATTCGCTTTCAGGCGAACGATAAGGACGCGAATAGCGCCGTAGTCGTGGAAGGCTCTGGGGAATTCCCCAAGAATCCACCGGCTCGCAGCACTGCGCAGCAATCAGAACCGCGCAGCGTAGGGGCGCTGATCTCCGGGCGGTCCAACGCGTCAGCCAAAGATACTTATTGGGCTGAGAAGGACAGGCACGACAAGGAAGTTACGCAGCCGCGCATACAATATCAGAATGCCCGCACCGCGGCAATTCAGACTATCGGCGTGCTGTTGGCGAATGACGCACTGCCTGCTGCGAAGGCCGCCACTAAAGCCGGACAGGCTGCCCGCTACGAAGTTATCATTGCGGCTGTCAACAAGCTGACCGTGCAGTTCTACATGGATACCGAGACGTTCCGCCTGTTCGATACTGTGGCAGATGCTGGCGTAATTACGCCTCTTGCGGACAAGGATGCTGAGCTGCCTGAGACAGAAGCGGACAGCACTACTGCTGCGGCTGCGCTAGGCGAGCAGGAGCCTGACGTTGAGGACCCTGAGGAAGGCGCTGCTGCAGCGCAACTGAAGGCTGCGTTCTAGTGGCTATCGCAAAGCAGCTTGAGCGTCTGCATGAGTTCGAGACGAATGACTACGTGGTGCAGTCAGGGATATCCACATTTTCACACCCAGGTAAAGTAATGTGGCTAGTGATAAACAAGAGCGCGTACATAGAGCTGGAGCTGCTGCAGCTGCCAGCCGCGATAGCCGCGGCCTACGAGCTGCAGAGAGCGCTGGACAAGATCAGGGCCGGGGAGCTGGAGAAGGAAGAGGTGTATCCATTGATGGTGCCTACGCAGTTCCCTCCAGGCAGCGATCTAAATTGAAGATCGTTCTGGTCTGCGGGGGGCGCGATTACCATGATATGCAGCTGATCTATCGCGCGCTGGATGCTTATGCGCATGATGCAGACTATATCATGCACGGCAACTGCTCGGGAGCTGATTCATTGGCGGGCTACTGGGCCGAAGCCGCCGGTATACAAGAAATAGCTATGCCGGCTAACCGGAGTCTGTACAAGAATGGCGCTGGCTACGTGCGCAACCGCGCTATGTTGGCGCTCGGCCCATCGCTGGTGATAACATTCCCAGGAGGGAAGGGGACGGCGATGATGGTGCGGATGGCGGAGCAAGCAGGCATCCCGGTAATTAACGTGGTGGCATGATGCTAGTGCTGATTGACAGCGACCCTATAGTCTACCGCAGCGGCTTTGCTGCGGAGTCGTGCACCTACGAGCTGGTCGCAGAGGGGCCAGACGGGGAGCTGGCCCATGAGTTCTTCGGTGCTGTGCCTCCTAGCGACAAGCATCCCGAGGGCGCTACTGCAGGGTCTAGTATGAAGGCATGGCTGCTATCCAACGAGGATTGGGAGGTCCTGCTAAAAGAGCGCCATGTCACTCCTGAGCCGAAAGAGCATGCTCTGCATCTTGTCAATCAGCAGATTATAAGCATTGTGCGGGAAGTATCGCAGCATTTCGGCGTCGCCAAAACGGACGTTGACACCAAGCTTTTTCTGTCCGGTCCTGACAACTTCCGCGATAAAGTGGCGACGATAAAGCCGTACAAGGGCAACCGCGACGTGATGCACAAGCCCTACTGGTATCAGGCGATTCGCGATCACCTTACCGGGGTGTGGGGCGCGGAAGTCATCATCGGCATTGAGGCGGACGATGAAGTTAGTATTCGTATGCGCGGCGCGGTAGAGGATACTGTGCTGGCGACTATTGACAAAGACCTTGACCAAGTGCCCGGCTGGCACTACAACTACCTGAAGAAAGTATTTCACGAGCAATCTCTAGAGGAAGCTGACTTCTGGTTCTGGTGCCAAATCCTCGCAGGAGATCCGACAGATAACGTAGGAGGAGCATACAAAATTGGCATCAAGGGAGCCGAGAAGCTGCTTGCGGAAGCGCAGAGCATTGAAGAGGCGTGGCCTATCATTGTCGAAGCGTATCAAGGTACGATTGATGTATACGGAGAAGATACTGGCTA